TATTCTATCATCATGCCAGAAACAGAACCTCTTCCTGCGAATACGTCAAAGCGTTCAATCGTTGCCTACGTGCTCATGGGGGTATTTCCTGTTGCAACCACCGCAGGGTGTAGCCTATTGATGTCCTTGGGTGCCGGGCTTATTTGCCTTGGGGTCACTTCAGGGATTGTTGGCTACCTTCTTGGGGCGGAGTAATAATGGCGTGGAACAAGTCCTTGCAATCCGAGTTAACCAAGTCGGTTCCATACGGCGCTCCTGTAACCACTCAGGGACGATTTCAAGCCGGTCGCGGCTATCACGATGCATGGGACATTGAACGGGCGTACAGAGAGGGCATCAAGAAGGTCACGTGGGTAGCCCGAGCCGTGGATGCAATCGCAGGCAACCAGGCCCGACTCCCGATGATTGCCAGGAAGGACAACTCCCCTTACGGCAAGATCGTTAACGATAACAAGATCCTTGAGTTGCTCAATACAAAGTCCAACCCAGGTGAAAACTCGTTTATCTTCCGGCACCGCCTATCTTCGCAACTTTTGATCTCGTCTCGTGGGGCGTTTGTTGAAAAGATTCGTGGCAGGAATGGCGACCCAATCGCCCTACATCTTTTGCCGCCTCAGCACACGTCGCCAATTCCGGATCCTAAAAAGTTCGTTTCTGGGTACGAAGTTACGTTTTCAGACGGTGGGCGCGAGGTTCTGAACCCTGAGGATGTCATCTGGTTCAGGCACCCCCACCCCCTAGACCCATATCTATCGATGACCCCGATGGAGGCAGCGGGGATTGCGATTGAGATTGAGAACCTATCCAAGTTCTACAACCGCAATTTCCTAATCAACGACGGTAGGCCGGGCGGCTTGCTTGTGGTTCGCGGAGACATGGAGGAAGAGGACAAAGACGAACTACGGGCAAGATTCCGAGGCAATATTGCCAGGGCGGGAGCGGTATCTGTTATTGCCTCTGAGGAGGGTGTTGACTTTGTTGACACCGCCTCAAGCCCCCGAGACGCTTCCTACGTGGAGATGCGGCAGATCACCAAAGAGGAGATTCTTGCTGCCTTTGGCGTTCCTGAATCGATCATCGGCAATGCTTCAGGGCGAACCTACGCCAATGCTGCCGAGGAGGGCAAGGTCTTCTGGATGGAGACAATGATGCCTCACCTAGAAATGCTTGCTAGAGGCTGGGACGCTCTTGATGACGAGCACTATTTCGACTTCGATACCGCTGGGGTGCCCATCTTGATTCTTGCTAAGCAGGAGCGAGAGGCGTACCTGATGAGTGAGTACACGAGTGGCCTAATTACTGCCAACGAGTACCGAGAAGGAACGGGCCGTCAAAAGGTTGACTCCGACCTTGCTGACTCCATGCTCGGAAACCCAAACGCTGCCCCAATCGGCAACACAGAGCGACCGATGCCGTACATCGATCCGGCTCAGCAGCAGGCTCAAGCAGCAGCCGCTGCACCAACTTCTTCAGCGCCTGGCATGCCATCAGAGCCAACCCCATCGGCACCCGGCATGCCTTCAATGCCAGCGGGCGCTGCCGAGCCGCCCTCTGCAGCCGCACCGCCCCCACCTTCTCCGGAAGCACTCGCTGCCGCACAAGAGGCTGGAATGATCCAGACCGCTAGCGCCGACAGCACCCAGATCGCCGTAAAGGCAGCGCAAGACGAGTGGGACGTTAAATCAGCGCAAGCCTCTGATCGATGGAATCAGATCTTTGATCGCGCGCTAGAACGATACTTCGATCGACAGCAGCGAGTTATTCTTGAAAAGGCTCGTGGGGCGAAGGCGCGCACGAAGGTATCAGAAGGTAGCCTTGAGACCGTCCATCTATTTGATCTTGCTACATGGAATCGACAACTAGAGGAAGATTTCCGTCCAGTTATTGCTGGAGCAATTCGTGATGCGGCCGACATGGCAGCAACTCAAGTAGGCGATGAGGTTAACACGAAGACGGCCGACTATGAATCGATGATTGACGCCCAAATGGATCGATTCAAGAAAATCAATGAAACGACCAAAGATGACATTGCTGCAGCGCTGCTGACCGCTCAGGCAATGAGAGACGACGAAGATCGTCATGGGCTGCTCATTGCTGCGCTGATTGCTCTCTTCGTCGACGCAATCGCCAAGCGAAAGCAACGAATCGCAGAGATTGAGGCACAGTCATCCCTTAACGCTGGCACCTATCTTGCAGCAAATTCGTTAGGCCGTAGCAGTAAAACATGGGTTACTCGGCGCGACGGCAGCGTGCGTCCCGAGCATCGAATCCTTCACGGGAAAACAGTCGATCTATCAGGGACTTTCCGTACCGGCGAGAATGAACTGCGGTTCCCAGGCGATCCGCTTGCTTCGACCGCAGCAACATCCGGCTGTCGCTGCAGGCTGAAATTCTCATAGTTTACGTATTTTCAGGTAATTACTGAAATAGGTTTCCGCCTATACGCAAACACCGTGGTGTATTGTGCCTTTTGGAGGTTTCGATGCGAACCACAATTAGCGAGTTTCCAGATGATCTTGATGTCAAAGCCATTAGTGGCGCTCTTTCTATTGACGAGGCCAAAGGCATCGTTGAGTGCTTCGCTGCAGCGTTTGGCAACAAGGACAGCGTTGGCGACATCATCGTTCCAGGGGCATTCGACGCCAGTCTCCGCCGCCGCCGCCCACGTGTCGTGTGGGGCCACGACTGGAACCACCCGATTGGCAAAGTTCTTGACATTTATGAAGTAGCCCCAGGCGATCCACGCCTACCAGCCAAGATGAAGCAGGCTGGCGTTGGTGGGCTTTACGTTCGCGTCCAGTTCAACTTGAAGAGCGAGAAGGGTAGGGACGCGTTTCAAAACGTTGTCTTCTTCGGCGAGGATCAGGAGTGGAGCATTGGATACAAGACTCTTGACTCCATTTACGACAACGCCAAGCAGGCCAACATCCTGAGAGAATTGGAACTTTACGAAGTCTCGCCGGTTCTTCATGGGGCTAACCAACTGACCGCCACGATCTCAATTAAGAGCGAGAATCAAGAGCAACTTAAGTCATTCCGAGCGAGTAAATGGAAGACATTTGATCCTGAGTTTGCTGAGATGATTCGCCGAGAGCACCCAGATATTTGGCGCTTGGGTGGCAACATCAAGGGAAATGATCAATTCCGTAAACTATACCCAATCACTCAGCGGGGCGGCACGGCCAACTCTGAAGCGGAAATGAACGCATTGGAGTTGCGTGAGGCGTGGGTTGCTCGCCATTTCAAGGACTTCCGACTGCCGGGCGTTATCGCTCAAATCAAGTGGCTTGCCGTTGGAAGCCGAGGCGAGTCCTATATGAAGAGCCTTGTCCGAGAGGCAATCGCCGCAAAGGAATCGCCAGAAGAAAAAGGCATGGACATTTCTCCGGCAATGCTCATGCGAGTTATTGAGGCCCTACGCGAAGCGGACGACGAAGACGAAGACGAGAATGAAGGCGAAGGTGAGGACAAGGGCAACTTCAAGAACCCATGCTGGCCTGGCTACGAGATGGTTGGCATGAAGCCTGGCGACAACGGTGAAATGGTTCCCAACTGCGTCCCCATTAAGTCAGTTTCAGGCTACGAAGAAGAAGGTGAGACCATGGAGAAGTTGGTGCCAGCGGATGCGATCCCGCAAGAGCGGTTCACTGGCGATGTTCTCCGTGGGTACGGGCCTCGTCGTGGCAACCTGGAGCGACTGCTCCGATACTGGCGACCCATCATGCGGCGTGAAGGAGGGTTCCGACGCTGTCGCGTAATCCTTGCTGACCACCCAGAACTCTTCCCCCTCAACAACATCTGCGCCTGGTTGCACCACGAAACGACTGGGCTATGGCCGAACGAGGGGTGCCATCACCCAGGCATGAAGAATTGCCGCCGTAAACTTCGGGGCGTAACCAATGGTTCTCTCTGGAATGATTCAGAGTGGGAGTCGCGACTTCGTCGAATTGGGGGCAAGAAGGATGGGTGGCCCGATGGGGCTGCCACGCAAGATGAGGACATGGAAGATGTCGTTACGGACGAGGACATTCGCTACGCCAACCAAGTCCTGGCAGAATTCCTGAAGAGTGAGCCGGAACTCCTCAAAATGCTTTCCGACGAGAGCAACTGGGAACACGAAGGTATGAACGAAAGCGGCGATTGGGAGCCGCATCGACAGAAGGAGCCAGGCGGCTGTGGATGTGGGTGTGGAAGCAAGGCCGCTACCCAGGAAGAAAAAGCAGGCCGAGTCCTGAATGCCAGCAATATGAGCAAGGTTCAGCAGGCTCTTGCCCTCCTTCAGGAGGTCGTTGCTTCGGCATCGCAAGCCGACATTACGGTTAAGTATGTTGCTGCTCTTGAGCAGGAAATTAAGTCGTTTGTGAAGCCGATTGAGG